CCTGTTTGAGATACAAAGTCTGGTATAAATCTTCTTACCTTCATTAAAAATTCTCCATCTCCTCTAAGATCTGCAATATTCGTCTGTGCACCTCTAACAACTCTTTGTGTAATGTCAAAGTCTCCAGATGTTATATTGGCTGTAATTGCTGTAACTGTACCACCTTTGACTTGATCTGTTCCTGTTTCGTGTTGATAGTATGTTGATATACCATCTGTATTACCTTGCACATATGTAGATGAAGTAGCTCCTTCAACACCATCAGCATCATACTCTAATGCATGCGGATTGCCAAATACGGCAGAGTCTGCCCATGATGTTCTAGCTAACGTACCTACTGTCCATATTGGTCTTGTCGGTGACGAGTCTTGATAATTGTAACAAACCATTTTATTTACAACTGCAGAGTTTGCTGTTGGGTAAAACCACATAATCTCACCAAACAAGTTATTTAATCCTGCTGTAATCATTTGATTACCGTGATCCAAGTTTATGTCATCGTATACAAAGTCTTCTACTAAACATGGTAATGTTTCAAGTGCACCAGCGTATCTAAAGAAACCATTTTCTGAAAACCAGTATGCTGCACCATCTACTTCAACAACTGCATTCTTACCTGCTAGTCCACAGTTAGTTCCTGCTTGTACAAAAGCAAATGTAAAAGGTTGACCGACAAATCTTTGTAAGAACAAAGCTGTATCTGTGTATACATAGATTGCATCTCTACCTCTAATAGCTCCCATGATCCGTGATCCGTCAGCCAGTCTCTGTGTGCCAGCTGTATTGGTTGCTGTAGGTGTATAAGTATTAATATCTTCTTGATCTGAGAATCTTATAAACATGTTGTCTTGTGTAGTTTTATCACCAATAGTTGTCTCTGTTCCGTAAAACACTAAGTGTCTATCTGGTGTGGATACGAGCATGTGTCTTGATGCCGTTGGAGCATTAGTAATGATAGTTGCTCTGTTTGATGTAGCATTAGTAGCTACTGAATTCCATTCAAACACTTCACCATCTACAATTAAACAAATAGCTTTATCACCAAAGTTATCTATGGACCACATACCAGGGTCTACGGTTAAGTCTCCAGATGCTTGCTGATCCCACGCTACGAAACCGGATGTATTTGTAACTGTGGCTCCGGCTGAGTGTAATGCTGCCGTGGTATTTCTTACACCTCTTGTTACACCTGTTAAAGTATTACCTGAGATTCCTGTGTATTGTATTTCCTCTGTTCCTATTTTAATAAAACTGTTCCCTGATGATGGAAACTGAGAAGCATCATTTAATGTTATTGTTGTTGTAACTGCATTTATATCAGCAGATAAGACTGTAGTAAAAGCTCCTACTTCTACTCCACCCCAAGATCCTAGAGACCAACCGTCTCCTTCTTCTTGAACGTCAGGACCTACATGATAATACTTTTTAACCCTAATACCTCCTGATGCAGAATCTGCACCTGTTCCTGTTCCTGTTTCTGCTGATGGCATTGTAATTGTAATTTTATTTGATGATGGCACTGTAGTTGCCATAAATCTTATATCGTCAAAGTCAGATGCGCTAAAGTTTGAATCTGTAATTGTTGTAAAGTTATCTAATAAAACTATATCACCAGCTTGAATACCATGATCACCAGAAAAATTTATAGTAACCGTTGCTGATCCGTTAATGGTTGTAAAAGCATTTGTAAGAGTTGATCCATCAGGATCAACTAAAGGATGTATATCATAAAACACACCACCTGAGTATGCGTATAAAATTCTGTTTGTTCCTATGATAGAATACTTTCTACCTTGGCTATTAGTAAATTGATGTAGTTCTCTAGCTGCACCTGTAACATTGTCAGCGCCTAATTGTTTCCAACCACCTATTTTCTCAGGTGTAGAATATCTAAAACGAACATTATCACAATCTATCCACTGACCTTCTGCAGCTGTAGCTGTAATTTGTTTATTTATACCAGGTTGAAACCCTATCTTTTGTAGCATAGATCTCCAGATTATATTAGATTGCGTTGATATTCAACGTTATTTGACTATTCCTAGCATAGGTCTTTTATCATACAAATTGGTTTTTGCAAACCTTCCATCTGCATGATTATAGTGTAAAAACACTTGCCCACACAATTGACCTTGAAAAGGCTCTCTCCAATGCTCTAATTCACAGCCGGAGTAAATAAGCATATCTCCTGGTTTCAAATCGACTTTTACACCTTTGGGTGCACCAGGTTTATGTACGTTCTTATACTCGTCTATAACGTTGTCAGACCCCGTAGGATCAATAAATATAGGCCAGTTATCTCCACCTAAATTAAGTGTAGTAGATATTTCACAGCTAGGTCTATCTTTGTGTCTTTTTAAAATATTACCTGTTCTATAAAGTCTTGTATAAGAGTATGTTGGCACTAACTTAAGTCCTGTTTTCTTTTGCATAATAGCTATAGTTTTAACAAGTAATGTTTCCATTAATCTGTCACCATATTTAGCGTAAGAATTTGGAACTTGTGAGTCATTAAAATTACCTACTAAAGGATTCTTTTCATGTGTAGCGCCGTTTTGTAACATCCAATTATCTGCATCTGCTGATATCTGTAGATATCTATATGCTACGTCTGCTACCTCTCTTGATATAGCACTACGTATAACTTGATATTTATTTTTATTAAAACTCATATTTGTATAAAATTATAAGATACAGATATTCTCCAGTTCTTTTCATCTTTATCTGTATTCATATTTATATCAACACCATGGGGAAGCCAAGATGGAAAAAAGATCATACGTCCCTCCCTAGGCTCATAAGCACAAACTCTCCACAATGCTTCCGGCATATCCTCTACTCTTCTAGGCATATGTGTATTGGGTCCTGGTCTAGGGTCCTCTAAAAATAATTTACCAGAGTTTTTTGGCACTTTAATATAATACACACCTGACCACATAGAATTAGGATGCGTATGTGTTTTGTTATAACTATATGTTGGATTAATGTTAGCCCACATATTACCAAGTCCTAATCTACCCGTAATACCATAATCTTTATTACACTCCTCAGCCATCTTAAATAATTCATCAATAAGAGGTTGATACTCTTTTCGTTTATCCATATCTGTTTTACTGTGCCAACCAAAACCAGAGTTTGTTTTCTTTTCACCTTCAGGATCTGTTTTACGCCACTTCTTTATTTCTTTAAATAAATATTTATTAAGTTCTTTAGCATTAGGTATATCTTTAAAATATACTGGAGTTGGAAATAATATTTTTCTTTGTAATTTCATTTAAAAGGTGGTCCTCCAAACCACATTACTAAAGACTTTCTTACACCTTTTTTAACTGGTGCAACTTTGTGTCTTAAGAATGAAGCAAAGAATATCGCTTGTCCTTGTTTCAAGGGTAGTGGTTTGTTGTCACCCATTTCTGAAAATGTAAGCTCACCACCTGTAAACTCTGATGGATCTGATAGTAAACAAGTCATAGATATTTTTCTAATTGGGTTCTGTCCCTCTTGACCAAAAGCATTTAGATCCATGTGCCAATCATAAAAACCTTTTTTAGGATACACTGTAAACTGTGCAGGCTCTGTGAGTCTTACACCATCAAAATAAAAATGATTTAAGTTTACAATAGAGAGTTGATTCTCAATCACTTTATACATCTGTGGTAGTTTATCAAAAGGTATCCAAGATATGGTTGTCACTCGTTTCTTAGTATCGTATTGACCTTTCTCTCCGCCACCCACTTTAGCTTGTTCAGGTGCACATTGATGACCAGCATCAATAATCATCTTACATTGTTCTGGTGTAAATATAGGTTCTGTTGTTTGGGCAACGTATGCTTGCCATCTAGGCATTCGTGGTATCATTCTAATTGTCCTTGTCCAGTTCTTGAGGATACAGGGTTATATTCAACATCAACATTACAAACTAAGGTTCTTCTAACTTCTTTGGTTCTGTTAAACGGATATACGCAGTGTCTCATATCATATGGAAAAACATAAAAGTCTCCTATCTTCATGTTTGGTGAATAATCTGTTTTAGAAAATTGACCATTAGCTGCGCCAATAATTTGTAGTCTACCATTCATAGGTTTTGATTCTGCTGAATATTCAACACCTGTATCTTTAGGTAATTTTAAAATCATCACAGAAGATAAACCTGTATAGAGTTTACCTTGGTGTATATGCACAGGATTATATTCATGTGCTTTCATTTCATTAACCCAAATAGAGTTTATAGATTTTTGTGTTGGACCTATCTTGTTCCAATCTGTGTAGTGGTCAAAAACACTATGAAACCATTTCAATATATCTTGTGGTAAGAAACAATGTTGATGCATTTTATCGTTGTTAGGACCAGAATAAAACAAAGATACTTCGTCTTGTATTTTACCTACTAATTGTTTGTTTGCTTTTGGTAATTGTTTTTTTTGTTTTTCATAAATTTCATTAAGGCCTACAAATATGTCTAAAGGAACTTCATATTTTAAAACCGTCTGACCTAAGTATACAAAATCAAATTTCATAATTTCTGCTTTATCATCTTTATAATATGATCGTAATTATAGTCTTTTATTTCAAAAGTGCAAGAGTTAGGTTTTTCAAATATTTGATTAGTATCTTCAAACCTACCTTCTTTAATAGTATTCATCCACACAGTAATATCATAATCTTGTCGATTGTTATTATAAGGACAAATAAAATCTGTAACTGATGGTCCATCAACTAAATTAGCTAAACAATACATCCGTTCTGCTTGACGTATTCTACCCTCAATAGAAAAGTCCCAATCGTTAAACATTTTTCTAATATCATCAGCATTAAAGTAAGCCACGTTAACAGCGAGTTGTCTTGCAAACGTAGTTTTACCAGAACCTGGTAATCCAAATACTAATATTTTAATAGAATTTAATTTTTCCATATGTCTGTATAATTTCTTGTGGTAGCACCTTTATAATATCTCTTTTTGTTTTTGTTAAAGATTTAGTTTTTATAGTATGCATACCTTTACCAAATATTGCATCATTATATCTTAAACCATTTACTTCTATTTGTTTAAAATTTTTAAATTTATGTTTATATTTTGGTATGCTTAAAAATTTATATATACCATCAATTGTTTCTTTTGGTTTATAAACGATTTCATCATAGTCTACAAAATGCACATGATGTTTATTTTCTGGTTTTAATAGGTTAA